TATCCCAGCCGTCTTTACGGCCTCGCCAGTAGTGAATCGTCTTGACGTTTTCAATATATGTGCCAATAGCCCAGGTAAGTAATAACCCTACGACTACTCCCCACATAATTAGATACCCAAAGTCTTTCAGCTCTGTGTACATGTAGCCCTACTTTCTATGCTCACGCTTTGTGGCATGGAAATAGTGTGACACTTGTGTATGACTTTGTGGATGATTTAGAGCCTATATTTGATAACGATTTGGTAACGTTATTTGTAGAGTTTGCCCTCAAATATAAAGCTGCCATCTGAATTTATAGGCACTGTAATTACCTGAACTTTACGCTCGTACACATAGGCCACGGCAAAGCCTTGCTGCCAGTTTGCATAGCCCCTTGTATACGCCATGCCTGAACTACTCAAATCTACTAAATTGCCAACCTCAACGCCCCATACAGTACGCCCTAATTGGCCTCTAGATGCCTCTGTAAAGGCCGACTGGCCTAATCTATGGGTATGCCCACACACCACGCTTTTACCAAGCCTTCTAGCCCCATTTAAGGCCGTTTGTCCAGGTACTTGGCTAAGAGGGAAAGCGTCACCATGAACGGCTGTCCAGCCTGGCGCCCAATCGAGCCCAAAGGGGTGGAATTTAATCTGGAGCTTGTCATATCCCATAAAACGTTCATACTGCATTTCGGGTAGGTTAAGGAAAGATGGGAGTCTTTTTTTAATTGATCGGTAGAGTCTGATTCCATGGTTACTTCCTAGTACGTCTGTTACTCCCAAGTAACTTAATACTTCTTGTGTTTGTTTTCTATCATCGTTTATATTGCCCACCATCTCATCAATAGTGCCAGCATTAAAACCGCCAAGTTGGGGTAAATCAATTTCATCGCCTATGCAGATAGTTCTATGAGGCCGCCACTTGGCTAAAAAACGGCCTACTGATTTGACACTTGCTTCATTAAAAAAAGGTACTTGCAGATCTGACACAAACGCAATTTTGCGCAATTAATCCTCGTCTTCGTAGGGGTCATGGTCTGGATTAACTGGATCAAAGTCTGGACTAGATGGTGCTAGCCAATCTGGGAATACGTTTTTATCGCACATCCCTAGAGCTTGATCTACTGGAAATCCTGCACGTCTTAGGCTTAAATAAAACTCACGCAACGAAATAGCATAGGTATCTAACTTGGTATTGATCTGCTCATGGGTGTATTTACCCTTGCGCTTATTAACCTTCTTACGCTTACGTGCGGTTGCCATATTGCTATTGTCGCTTATTCATGATAAGGAATAGATCATCGACACGCTGTTCTAATCTAGTTAGCTGATCTTTCATACTAGATCCACCATTAGGTCTTAGTTCGTTTAACCAGCCTTTAACGAGAAAACGTAATCCGATTAGCCCGCCTGATAGCACGGCCATAACGCCAGCGCCAAAGCCAGCCCATTCCGCTGGACTCATTTTTCATTAGTACCGATTACATCGGATTTGTCTAAAGCCCTAACTGCTGGACCAGCGAAAGCTGCAACTACTACAGACAGTGCTGGATCTAAACCTAATTCATTACTTGCTAAAAATGTTAAGAAAGATACCAATACCCCACGTGCGTAAGATTTTAATATGGCTTTCTGCTTCTTTGTTATCTTCATATTTTGCCCCCTAGTAGTGGTATGTCGAACTCTCTGCCGTCTTTGTCGCCTAACTTTGTAAAGCTGATATGGATGTGCCTTATATGCTTATTAAAACCTTTGTACTTACGCCACTTAAAATTAAGTATCCTGCTAGCAATCATGCCATTATGGATTACGTAAGATATACGCTTATCGGTTTTCGCACATTTTCTGATTTGGTCAGCCAGATATATTGAGATCCCTTCGGATGAATCCAAGCGAGAATCCACATCAACGGCTCTGACACACCCAGATTTGTCTGGATTATGATCCGATTTGGTGGCGCTATGACGAGCATCACCAATCCACCCATCACTGGTAGTGCGGCGATCTGGATACCAGGTATCAATTTGATCTCTTAATTGTGTACCAGCTGCACACAGCCAAGGTTTGTTACTCGACATCCTCAGAGGGATTCTGTGTTAAATGTTCTAGATATGCTTGATAATCTGCGTTAGATTCGTGCATTGGTATATAACTTATAGAATTATCTAAGTTATTTTTTTTAATTATTTTTTCATTTTCAATTTCTATTATTTTATACATTATTATAACTCCGCATTAAATTGTAGGAAGGCATTTGCACTAGCAGTAATAAATATTAAACCACCACCACCAATAGTTAAACCAGTTGTAGTAAATGTAATAACCGCACCTCTAGTAGTTAAACCAAAACTGCCTAGGTTGTTGGTTGTCACGTCACTACCCCCGTGTTGTAAAGTATAATCACCACTTGTTGTGGCAGTTGCTGTAGCAGTAGGTAATCCACGCATTATTACTGGGTGCAATAAAGTAGCGTATGCGGCAGTAGTTGAACGATTAAAAGTATTACCAAGTACAACTTGTGTTGTCGTTGCTGAAATTCTATAAAAATAACGCTGACAAGCGGCTAACTCGCCTTGAAATGTGCCACCTGCATAAACAAACGCTGTGGCTGTTGAGCCAAGTTCTAATTTAGATTCAGCAATATAAAGAAAATCACCCAGTGTAGTATCTGTAACATCTGACCAAATAAACAAAATAAGGTTTTGTGTGCTAGCAGTATCTACTGGGGCAGTTATTGAATAAGTAGCATATGATGTAGTTAGATTAAGATTTGCTGGTGTATTTTCATAGGTAGCATTAGCAATTAAAGTAGGGTTTGTACCTTCTGCACCCCAAGCACTAATAATATCGCTAGTTACTGTATCGGCTGTGCCTGACCAAGCCACAATAGCGGCTTTAACATTATCTAATTTAGTAGTAGCAGATACTTTAGCCTTAAAACTGAAAGTAACTGTGTTACCTACTAACCCTATAACATCTTTGTTTTCTATAATTGTTGCAATACCAAACTTTTTATTTACAGTTTCTACATCTAAGGCTATGGCAAATTCACCATTAGTAGGTACTGTTGTAGTTTCTTGAGTAACATCTATTGCATCATTACCATCGCTAAGAATATACCAGCGGTCTAATGTATAAGCATCATCATTATTAGCACTATCAGTTGAAGTAAAAGAAGTGCCACGCTGGGCTACGGCAAAACCACCATTTATTAGATAGTTTTTATTAACTGCAGTAGCGCCAGATGTATCTATATTTACCCATGCAGAACCATCATATTTGTAAACAGCATTATCGCTTTTAAGGTAAGACATATTACCTTCTTGTGGTGATGTAACGGCAGCTGTGCGAGCTGCGGCATCATCAAAGACCCACACGCCCTGCATTAAATAACCATCGACATCGGCTGCGGTCAGTACCTCGCCTGTCTGAAAATCCTTAAACCCTAAACCTGCTGCCATCTCTACTCCTTAGTAACTTAGGACATTATAGTCTAAAGTGCCATAAATGCTATTATTTAGGATAAATGCATCTATAACGGGCTCTAGTGTCGTGAACGTGGTTTTCCAACTATTCGGGGTTATTGCCATACGTACCCCAAAAATCTGTAAAGTCTTCTCTAAAAGTGATCCACCAGGCTGGGTAGTCTTGACTGTAATTGGATCGAAAAAATCTAAATCTAGAGCTGCTAATATACCTGAGTTGTAATTATCGGTGTATAGATCTAGGACTATAGCATCTACTCGTATAGAGGTTTCTTGCCTACTGGCTACATAAGCCTGGGCATAATCTAGGGCTACAGCATCTGACTGCATTAACAGATTATCTAAAAAGTAACTGTGCAAAAAGTACTTATCTATGCTGGCTTGGTTTAGTGCTACCTGTGGGCTTCCACCAGCTCTAGTGATAGTGGCTTTATTAAATACCAATACATCGTTTAATATCCAGGTAGCATCAAAGTAATCTATGCCTGATCCATCATCTGCAAAGACTGTAGGTGTGCCAGCAATAGATCCAGCAGTTACGCCTCTATCTTGAAATACAAAGTTATTATCGGCACTAGCATAGATAGCGCCATACTCAGATTCTGTTGCAATTTGTAAAGCCTGTAATGCTGTGCGGTTAGTGCCTGGGTCTGCTTGTAATGTGGTAAGACCTGCATCTATATCACGCTGTGATACTGGCCAGTCAATTTCATCTAGTATTTGATTTATACGAGTGCCTGATAGATCGCCAGCAGTAGCGCCAGTAACAGTGCTTATCTGTGCTAATTGGGCTAATCTAAAAGCATCTACAGCTTGTATAGTAGTAGTCGCTACATCCTCTGATTCTTGTGGATAGGTAGTTACATAACTTGTAATAAAACCTGCAAATATAGGATAAGTAGTAGAACCATAGGTAGCAGTAATCTGCACCTTTTTCATAGGTGTTAATAAATTGTAGTAAGGCCCTGATACGTTTTGTGG